TTGTCTATTCACATAATACTGTGAAGGTTGTCCTGTTTGACCTTTATTAGGAAGAGCTGCATAAGCTGATCTATCAATTTTACTTAATGATAGATCTCTAGTACTTAATTCAATAGATTCTGAAGTTGATATATAAGCCTCTAATACATCACTACAATCTTGCGGTGTAGTATATGTAGCTTGTCCTGAAGTTAATGCTTGTACTTTTAAAACTACTTTCCAAAGATGTAGTCCTCTATTTCCCCATTCTGAGAATAATAGATTTAAACTTCTTCGTGCTGATTTTAAATTCCAACCAGTATTTGTACGAACACCACAACGTTCATAGGCTTCTTCTATGATGTCATCAATGTCTAAATCAAATACTGTAGTTCCAGAAGTACTCATTCTTCATGACCTACTTTTTAATTGGCTTAGTCGATGCTGCTTTTACTTGTTTAGTCTGTACATTTTCTTCACCAGCTTGAAAAATTTTCATTTCTTTTTCATTAGCATATGGAGGAGTAATTTTAGACTTTTGATATTGTTTCATTCCCATATTAATATTCTCCAAAATATTGTTTTTTAACTTGTATTGGATATTGTCCTTTAACCATTTGTTTAGGTTTTTGATAATAACCACCTACACCACCTTCTCTAATTGTGTCTTCAGTTATTAAATTTAATTCTTCTAAACCTTCTTCGATAGGCTCGACTGGTTCAGATATTCCACCTTCAACAAAAGTCATATTAGTTTTTGCTTTAATCATCGGTTTACCTGTTTTTGTATTAATCATATACTAAATATACCTTATTTTTGAAGTAATATATATACTTAACTTTTTAATATATTATATAATATATTAACAATTCCACTTTCTTAAGGATTTATTTATCCTTGAATCAGGATCTTTTGCTGTTTCAGCAGAAGTTAATTTTGCTTTCATCCCTTTCATTCTACTACAGAATGATTTTCTTCTATTAGCCGCTTTTGAACCTGGTTTTAATTTAGATGGTTTAGTAGTAACAGCAGTAGATAATTTAGAACCAGGATGCTCTCGTCTATAAGATGCAACTCCTTTTTCATTTAATCCGCCTTCTGGATTTTTACCTTCTGCACGTTGCCATGCTGGTGTACCACCAGTTGCAAGGTAAGCTTTTCCCATTCCTCTAGAATACATCATAACAAATTCTTTGTGTAATCATTTACACATCTCATTTCATATTTGTTTTCTACTAATCCACCATTAGATTTTTTTTCAGGAAATCCTTTTTTCATATTTGAATATGCTTCTTTAGAAATTGTTGTTTTAGATTTAGGACGACTTATTCCTAATTTTTTTCTTCTATTAATATTTGCCCAAAGACCTGGTTTAGATTCTCCACCGTCTTTATAAGCTTTCATAGCTTTTGAAGGTTTAGCTCCTCTTAATTGACCTTCTACTTCTTTTTTAATTCCTGATCTTCCGATTGCCATATTTAAACCATTGGTGAATATACAATTTTACCATCTATTCGTTGAGCTTTCAAATACTGTCTTCTATTAGCTCCATAAACATAACTACAGTGAACCCAGCCGCTATTAGGCTCATTCTCATTCCAAAACTCTAATATACATTGATCCCAATCTAAACTACCAACAATAAAATCTGCAACTTCTTTATTAGGTATTCCAGATATTTCAAAATCTGCTGCTTGTCCTTTAGTATGTTGACTCTTAGTTGTAGAACCAATAGCCACGCATAATTCGGGTGATCTATATCCTGAACTAATAATTAATGATTTATTATAATAATCTCTTACAGGTTGAATAATATTATTACATAATAATTGTAAATTAAATATCTGTTCTTCATTAGGTGTATTATCAATACCTAATCTAGTTGCTTCTTGTGATTTAACAAATTCTTCTAATGTAAAATTTTTACTTAGTTGTGCCATATTCGCTCCTTATTCGTTTTATTATTTCTATTACTTTTTTTTCATATTCTTTATTAGTAGAAAAGTTATCTAAAGCACCTGCCATTTTGATAGGATCTTTATTAAATGTCCAATCTCTAACTTTTCTAAATTCAGAATATACCTGTTTTGTATTTAATATGTCTATATAATTTTTAACAGAATCACATTTATGATGGAATATTCTAACTCTCCATTCAATAGATTCATGTTGTTTATAAGGCAGCATTCCTTCCTTAGACCATATTCTAATACCATATAAATTATTACCTTCTCTAGCAAAACGACTTTGGCCGTAGTCTGATTCAACTATAGCTTGGGCTAACATTAATTCTCTATTTATTCTTTGTGTGTAAGGGAGGTCTAAATTGATGTAGTCTATGCACTTGTTTAAGGCTTGAATGAATTCTTTGTTTGTATGGTATTCAAACCTTGGAGGACCAAAACCTAGGTTATTTTTAACCCAGGCGATAATGGCCGACTCCGTTTTCTTCTTCGCTATTGGATTCGGAAAAAATGTACCTAGCAAAAATGCCGCTAAGGCTATTATCAAATACTTGATTATCATCAATTTTAGTTTCATAACATTTACAGTGATTTAATAAGCAGCATCCAACTGCTAATTTGTTAATACAATTATTTTGTAGTGTTTTTGATTTTGTTAGAAACATTAAGTTTCTCTTCAAGAATAGCTATATGAAGTCTATTCGTGTGTATTTGATCTCTATTTGCTTGAATTTCTTTTTCCAGATCTTGTCTTAGTTTTTCTCTTGCAAGTTCAGCACCTGAATTAGCGGCTTGTTTGTTATCAGAAGTTACAACTAAGCTAATTTTGCTGTTTAAAATAGTTACATCATGACTTAGCGTTGATAACGCATTCATTAAATATACCACACATGTAAATAATATAGGTATAACTGCTAATACTATTTTTTGTCCTAAATCGCCCATTTTTTAAATATTAAATTAAATAAATAATGTAATGAAATTATTACACAAATAAAACAAAATGCAATAGTTAAAAAACTATATAACAATAGTGTTATTAGTGTATTAAAAAAGTAAGATATATAAAAATACAACAATTAAAAAATGTGTTATGTAAGTAATTATTTTTATAGGACTAACATCCCATTTACCTGCTATATGAATAGCAACATCATCATGTTTAAATAAAAGAATAGCTAAAAAGTTTGCAAAAACTTCTATTAAACTTACATAAATTATAAATGCTCTGTGAATATAAGAATATATTCCTACAAAAAAGAAACTAATAAGTTTTAATTTTTCTAAAAACATTATTTAGATTCTTCGTCTTGTTTTTTATTTGGATCTTGGTAAGTAAGGGTTGAACTTTCTTGTTGTGTATATTGTCCAGATTGTGGAAAATGAGATTCAACGTATTGAGCTGCTTGATATGCTCCTGGTTTACCTTGATAAACGTTTGATTGAATAGCTCCGCCTACTCCAAATTTTACAGCTTTGCCTGTTCCTTTTTTTTGAATTCCTACGCCTGCCATATTAGATTATGGTTGTGGTTGGTATGAAGGTCCTGGTGCGTTATATTTATCAGTTATTAATACTGCTGATGCAACGTTAGTAACTGTTGAAACAAATATACCATTTGGAAATATAATTCCATCTAATGGTAAATTTAATGTTAATACTTGATTTGGTGTAACTTTTGCATCAAATTGTTTAAAACCTGTTGCAGTTCCGTTATTTAAAATGATTTGTCCTGTAGTTGTTGAGCTATTTGAAGTTACAATAATTGCTCTTAATCTTATTGATGGTGTTATAACTGCTACAGTTGTATCTGCAGCTGTGATTGTCGTTGCTTGAATATCTGATTTCATGTTTCTATTGTACCTAATATTCGCTAGGGCGTAAAGTACGCCCCAGCAAATAAATTTATCTATTAACTTCCGCCTGCAGAACCGAAGATTCCTCTAGGATCAGACCAACCGAAGCTGTATCTTTCTCTAGCTTTGAATCTAACGTTTCCTGTATCAAAGTCACCTTCAATCGCTGTTTTGATTGGAGCTCTTACGAATTCTTTTAATCCGTTTGGAGCATCAGTCATAATGAAGAAAGCATTCGTGTCAGTTACAAAGTGATTAACTCTGTAGCCTTCAGGAATCATTCCCATATTTAACATAGCGTTGATATCATTCTTAGCGAATGTACCAGTTGTAGTTAAAGGAGATTTTAAAATTCTCTCAGCAGTAAATTGTAATTCTTTTGGAATAATCAATTTTCTACCTTGTAGAGCAACTTTTAAGCCTCTTTCATCTACGAACGCAGCGATGTCAATCAATGACTGCTCAAGTGATGTTTCTGACAAGTCAGCAGCAGTTGATAATATGTTTCTAAATGTACCTCCGCTAGCAAGAGGGTGGTTGTTTGCTAATAAAGCAACACCATCACCGCCTGTGTAAGAAGCACTAAAACCATTATTTAAAATGTTAGCTGCGATTACTTGTTTAGTTTGTGACATAGAACGAGCTAATGCTCTTGTGTATCTAGCAGCAAGTCTATCGTAAAGGTTATCTTCGATAGCTTCTTCAGTTATAGCAAACGCCAAAGCAATTGTTTGGTGAGTGTATCTAGCTGTGTATGCTTCTGTAGCTTGGTCGAATACTACTGGAGCACCTTCTTGCTTGATTTCTGCATTAGCAAAACCTGTAAGCATTACTTCTTCTTCAAATGCTCTCTCAGATGTTTCCATAGAGAAGATTTCTGCGTGTTCGTTGTCGTATCTATTATATTCCAGGCCGAATAAAGCATTCAATCCTGGCTCTAGTTCTTTAACTAGCTGATTACGTGTTATAGCCATATGTTTATTCTCCTATTATAAGCCTGCTGTACCAGCTTTGTAGAAATGGTTATTAATTCTAACCATAATATTAACATTAGATACAGTAAGATCACTATTTAAAGGATCTTGTGATATATCAATTGCTTGTACTACAAAGGTAGACGCTGTTCCTGAAGTGCTCACGTCCAATTGAACTTGAGAAATTCCAGAAAGAGTGCTTCCTGATACGTTTGTTACTGAATAGTTTTGAAACAAATCCGCAACTGCGAATGACGCGTTAGCATCAATTTCAAAAACCGTGTCTGGACCATCAATTACAAATGCAATAATGTCTGAAGCATTTGTGCTTGCTGGATAATAATTTCTCCAAGTCGGCTTTTGAGTTGTTGGATCTGTATAAAAACAACCATTAAAAACGCCCACAACAGGGCTAGAAGTTCCAGCAACATATCTTGTTACTACTC